ATTGAGAAGGACCAGAACGCGGCGCGCGACTTCAGCATCCGTCGGATCGACCGGCTCCACCGGCACTCGGAAGAGGTTGGTGAGCGCCTGATCCAGCGCCGCAACGCGGACAACACCTTCGACAAGCGGTATCGAAGCGGCATGATTCTCTCGCTGGCATGGCCGACGATCAACCAGCTATCGGGCCGCCCGATCCCGCGCCTGTGGCTGTCGGACTATGACCGCATGGAGCAGGACGTGGACGACGAGGGCGAGCCTTTCGACCTCGCGCTGAAGCGCGCCACGTCCTTCCAGTCTCACGGTATGTGCGCGGCGGAATCGTCCCCCGGCTTCTATGTTACCAACCCGAAGGGGTGGGTGCCGAAGACTCGACACGAAGCGCCCCCGACGGAGGGCATCCTGAAACTCTACAACCGGGGGGACCGGCGGCGCTGGCTCTGGAAGTGCGTCAATCCGAAGTGTCGGATGCCGTTCGAGCCTGACTTCGGGCTGCTGAAGTGGCCGAAGTCGGACGATCTCATGGAGGCGGCGGAAGCCTGCTACATGGAGTGCCCCCATTGCAACACGCGCTACACCCACGAGCCGGGCGTCTTGCCGGGCAAGCATGAGTTGAACCGGGCAGGGCGCTGGATCAAGGACGGGGAAGTGTGGCTTCCGAACGGTCAGATTGGCGGCAAGGCGGCCAGATCGAACATCGGATCGTTCTGGCTCAAAGGACCGGCCGCAACCTTCGTGACGTGGCCCACGATGGTCTTCAAGTATCTGACGGCCGAGAAGGAATATCAGGAGACCGGGAGCGAGCGTGGGTTGAAGGCCACAGTGCAGACGGATCAGGCGCTCCCCTACACGCCGAAGTCGGTTTCCGACGCGCGGCTACCCGAGACGCTGAAAGCCCGCGCCAAGGACTATGGCATCCGGGTCGTGCCCTCCGGGGTCCGCTTCCTCGTGGCCTGCATCGACGTGCAGAAGAACCGCTTCGTGGTGCAGATTCACGGCATCGGGGTTGGGGGCGACATCTGGGTCGTGGACCGATTCGAGATCAAGAAGTCCAAGCGTCGTGACGGCGACGGCGAGCGGTTCTGGGTCAACCCCGGCGCGTATCTCGAAGACTGGAAGCTGCTGGTCGAAGAGGTCATGCAGAAGACCTACCCGCTGGCCGATGGCACTGGACGGCACATGCCCGTGAAGCTGACCCTTTGCGACTCGGGCGGACGCGCGGGCGTGACGGCGACAGCATACAACTTCGTGCGCTGGCTGCGCAGCGGCAAAGAAGCCGAACTGCAAACCGAGGATGACGGCACGCCGCTTCCCCAAGAGCAGGGCGAATACGAGTGGGACCCCGGCCTGTTCGCCCGGTTCCTGCTGATCAAGGGCGATCCAACCCCGACTGCGCCGCGCGTCCGGCTCGGATACCCGGACAGCCAGAGGAAAGACCGACACGCGGGCGCTCGCGGCGAGATTCCCGTGCTCTTCCTCGGGTCCAATCTGTTGAAGGATGCGGTGGACAAGATGCTCGACCGCACCGAAGCGCGCGGCGGACGGATCAACTTCCCCAACTGGCTACCCGACACCTTCTACACCGAACTGACGGTGGAAGTCCGTCTGCCGAACGGCAAATGGGACAACCCCAACAAGTATCGCAACGAATCGTGGGACCTTCTCTCGTATGCTTTTGCATCTGGTCTCACGCAGCAGATCGGGCTAGAGTTCATCGACTGGAACAGCCCGCCGGGGTGGGCGGCCGAGTGGGACAAGAACGATCTTGTCTTCAATCCGACCGCACAAACTACGCCATTTGAAAAACTGGCTGCTCCGAAGTATGATCTGGGGAAACTGGCCGATGATCTGGCGTAGGAGCATTGCATGGACATTCTGACTCCGCAGCGCCGCGCGCTCCTTCAGCAGCGGCTCGACAACGCCGAGACGCAGTATGACATGCTTATGACCGGGCAAGCGGCCAAGGTCTTCGTGGATCAGAACGGCGAGCGGATCGAGTATGTGCAGGCCAGCGCCGCGAGGCTGGCGGCCTACATCCTTGACCTGAAGCGGAAACTTGGCATTGGGGGCGGCATGGGGCCGTTGAACGTATGGATGTGATGACCGAGAAATCGAGCCCGGCCGAGATCGCAGCCGACATTGACCGTCTGGTGGGCGACGGCACATCGCGGGACCTCGCCATCGGCGGGGCCTATGATGCGGCCAACCAGTTCGACCGCTCGATTGCACTGTGGCAACCGGCGCTGCTTTCTGCCGACGCGGAAATCCTCCCCGAGAAGGGCACGCTCGACGCGCGAGTCCGAGACATGCGCCGCAACGACGGCTATGTGCAGACCGGCAACCAGCTTCACCGGGACCACATCGTCGGCTCGATGTATCTGCTCAACTCACAGCCGAACCTCCGGGTGCTCGGGCTGGACGAGACGTGGGGTGAAGAGTTCCAGCAGGAAGTCGAAGCCAAGTTCATGCTGGCCGGGGTGTCCGACAACCACTGGTTCGACGCGGCCGGGATCAACGACTTCACGGCCATGATCCGACTCGCCGTCGGGGTCTATGCGATGGGCGGGGAAGTGCTGGCGACGGCCGAATGGCTGCGCGAGCAACCGCGCCCGTTCAAGACCGCGATCCAGTTCGTCGATACCGACCGGCTCTCGACTCCGTGGGGCAAGGAATACGCCATCGACGAGAAGGTCCGAGGCGGGGTCCACATCAACCACTACGGCCGCCCGCTCGGATACTACATCCGTGACGCACACCCGTCGGATGTCGCATGGCGGCCCGAGAAGACGATGAACTGGACCTATGTGAAGGCGCGGAAGCCGTGGGGGCGGCCGCAGGTCATGCACATCCTCGAACAGCAGCGCGTGGCACAGTCGCGCGGCATCGCCGAGATCGTCGCCGGGCTGAAGGAGACGCGGATCGCCAAGCGGTTCCGTGATCTGACGCTTCAGCAGGCGGCCGTGGCCGCGATGTATTCGGCCAGCATCGAGTCCGACCTTCCGTCGGAAGCCGTCTTTCAGCAGATGGGCGCGGGCAACGTCCCGCCCGGTCAGGCGGCGGCCGCGTATGCGGCGGACTATCTGGGCGCGATCTCGCAGTATGCGGGGCGCTCGCGGAACATGATGATCGACGGCGTGCGGATTCCGCACTTCTTCCCCGGCACGCGCCTGCAAATCCGGCAGGTCGGTGCGCCCGGCGGCGTCGGGCAGGAGTTCGAGCAGTCGGTTCTCCGGTATATCGCTGCGATCCTCGGCGTGTCCTACGAGGAACTGTCGCGCGACTTCACCAAGACCAACTATTCCAGCGCCCGCGCAGCGATGGTGCAGACGTGGCGCTTCATGCAGTCGCGGAAGAAGATCGTCGCCGACCGCATGGCAAACTTCATCTTCCTGCTATGGCTGGAAGAGATGTTCAACACCGGGGGCATCGAGTCCCTGCCGCGCAACGCGCCGAACTTCTATGATCCGCTCATGCGGGAAGCCTACGGCTCGGCCGTCTGGATCGGCGCGGCGCGCGGGCAGATCGACGAACTGAAGGAGACCCAAGCGGCCGTCCTTCGGATCAAGTATGGTCTCTCGACCCACGAAGATGAACTCTCGAAACTTGGCAAAGACTGGCGAAAGGTCTATGCCCAACTGGAACGCGAGAAGAAGGAACGCGAAAAGCGGGGCATCGAACTCGTCGAAGACAACATGCAGAACGCCATGACCGGGGCTCCCCGAGAGAAGGAAGCCTCCGAGGACGAAGGGGAGAAACAGACCGATGCCGAGTAAGCCCCCTCTGCTGGAACAGATCACGCAGTCGCCCCTTCTGATCGACATGGCGGCGCAGCAGCTTTTCCAGTCCAGCATCCAGCATGTCGTCGCGCACGAGCACGCCACCGAGTTTCTGGCGGCCGCGACGACTCAGATGTCGGATCAAGACTTCTGGCCCGCGCACGACGACTGGCGCGCGGCCTATCGGCCCTACAATGTCCGGGGCGGCGTGCTGCAAATCCCCGTCATGGGCGTGCTGCTGAATCGGTTCCCGTGGCAACTCGGCCGGTGGGCGACCGGCTACACCTACATCGAACAAGCCCTGAAGCGCGGCATGGCGGACCCCGAGGTCAAGGGGATCGCCTTCATCCACGACAGCCCCGGCGGCGAGGTTGCAGGGTGCTTCGAGTTGGGTGACAAGATTTACGAGGCGCGCGGCGAGAAGCCGATGCGCTCGTTCGCGGCCGACCACAGCTACTCGGCCTCCTACCTCCTGTCGTCGGCGGAAGGGCCGATCTCCGTCACGCGCTCGGGCGGCGTCGGCTCCATCGGGGTCGTGACCGCGCACGTCGAGTATTCCGAGATGCTGAAGGATGTCGGCATCAAGGTCACGTTCATCTTCGCAGGCAAGCACAAGGTCGATGGCAACGCCTATGAAAAGCTGCCGGAAGGTGTAAAATCCCGCATCCAAGACCGAATCGACCGCATCTATGGCGTCTTCACGACGGCGGTGGCGCGGAACAGGAAGATGGAGGATGGGGATGTCCGCAAAACAGAGGCATTGACCTTTGATGCGAACGAAGCCATCGAGAATGGGCTGGCCGACAGGATCGGTTCCCTTGAAGACGAGATGGTGCTATTCTCAAACGAAGTTGCCGCCGCAGGAGATGAACAGATGGCTACCAACACGACTGAAAACGGCGTTCCGCAGGCCACCCACGACAAGGCTGTGGCAGACGCGCGCGCCGCAGGCAAGACCGAAGGCATGGCCGAGGGCGCGAAAGCGGCCACGGATCGCTTCGCCGCGATCCTCAACTCGGATGCCGCCAAGACCCGGACGAAGGCCGCCGTCAAGATGGCCCTGAATCCGAAGCTGGCGGCGGTGGACGCTGACGGCATCGTCGAGATGCTGGCTGAACTGCCGGAGGAAAAGGCCGAGGCTCCGGCCAGTGGCACCGAGGGCGGCAAGCCCAAGGCCGCGCGCAACCACTTCGACGAGCAGATGTCGAAGGACAACCCCGGCATCTCGGGCAGCGAGGACGAAGGCGGCAAAGACACCGCCGAAACCCGCGCGAACTCGATCCTCGCCGACTATGCCGGGATGACCGGCGTGCAGCGGAAGCAGTCGGCTTGATCGCCGCCTGACCACTCCGTCGTTCAACCCAGAAGGAGGCCATCATGGCGCAAGATACCACTCTCCCGCAGGGCTCGCCCGGCATCGCCAGCTTTGCCACGCAGTCCTACGGCGGCCCCGCCGAGCCCCGCTACGGCGAGGGCGTTCCGACGACCACCGATCAGGTCGTCGCGGCGAACGCCGACCTCAACCTTCCCATCTACTCGGTCGTGTCGGTCATCGGCGGCGTGCTGTCGCTGGCGGTGCTCGGCGCGTCCACCGGCTTCGCCACCGGCACCATCACCCTCTCGGTGGCCGTGCCCACGGCGGGCGAGACCGTCGTGGTCGGCGGGCAGACTTACACCTTCCGGGCGGCCCCGACTCCTCCGGCTGTGCTGCTGGCAAACGAGGTCCTGATCGGCGCGAACATCAACGCATCGGCGGCGAACCTCGCGGCCGCCATCAACGCGGGCGCGGGTGCGGGCACGGTCTATGGGGCGGGCACGGTCGCCAATGCCTCGGTGCAGGCTTCGGTTGCGGCGGCGGTCGTCACCGTCACGGCGCTGGTCGCGGGCAGCGAGGGCAATGCGATCACCCTGACCGAGACCGGCGCGAACATCGCCGTCTCCGGGGCCACCCTGTCGGGCGGCAGCGACGACCGCGACCTGAAGCCGTTCGGCATCCTCTCCCACCCGGTCATTCTGGGCAACGGG